ATTCTTAGCATTCGTGAACCGTGGGAAGAATTTGAAGAAAATTAAAAGGAGCAAACATGAGAGACCTACTTACAGAACCTAAAAGACTCGTGCAAAAATATGCTGATTTGGCACTTGAAAGATATGATACGTATCAAAAAGCAATTTCCGCAGTAAGTCATTTTTCGGACTTTAGCCCTTTAGGACAAGAACTAAAAAGAGCTATCCAAGACGAAATTAAAGAGCGTTCTTTGAATAGCAAAACAAAAAAAGAAAGGATATGACGTGAAAAGCCAAAGTATTATTATTTTTTACAAAAAAGGCTTCAAAAGAATATTTCTTTTTGAAGCCGACAGCATCTATGACATGCTTCTCGCCTTTGAATTCGATGCGTTCAAATATAAGAAAGACAGAGCATATTTTTTGGTCGATGGTGTTGAGATTAAATTAACAGATAGCTAAAGCCCAAGAGTTTTTAACACAATCGCAGAAGCAAGTTGTTGAAAAATGGTTAAAGAAGCAGAACCGACTGATTTTATAATCTTCTCTTTAGTTTGGTTAAAAACAGTTTCGGAACGAATATCATTCAATAATTCGTGACCCGACCAAGTTAAATCAGTAAGACGTAAAACAGTTGTGGTGTTATTGCCAGAAATTTTCAAACCTGTAACATATTCTTCTTGCAACAATTTTAAAGCGTTATATTGAATTTCGTCTTCGTTATATTTAGACAATTTTTTATAAGATTTGAAATTCGCAAGAATTAGCTCATCTTTACGATTTAGGATTTCTTCGATTGTTAGCAAAATATCTCTAATGCAATCATAATTTAATTTCACGATAATCACCTCCTTTCGAGATGATTATACCAAAAAAAGCCACTGAAAAATCAGTGACTTTCACAAAAACTTACTTACATTATACCAGAAAGGAAACGTTATGGATAGTGTAATGCAACAATTCTCTGATTGGCTCAAGGGCATAATCAAGGAAACATTAAACAAACTTTTGGAAATCGAACGGGATGACGGGTTTCCAGAATTGATGGACGTAACAACGACGTGTGACTTTTTGGGAATTAAATACGACACGTTTCAGCTTTACCGTTATTCAGACGGTTTTCCAAAAGAATTGCCAGCCAAACGCTGGTCAAAACGAGCTATTAAGAAATGGCTTGAGAATCAAATTTAAAGCTTCTGGACAAGGCTTAGAAAGAGGAAGACATGGACGAGTATTTAGTTTTAGAACGTCCGTTGTATGACGGTCATCAAAAGATTTACTTCTTTGAAAACGGATATGGTGCAAGCGTAGTAAACCATTCATATTCGTACGGAACAGAAATGGCTGTAATACAAGGCGATATTAACAATTGGCGCATTTGTTGCGAAAAATTAATTCTCGATGACGATGATGACGGTATTTTAGGTTATCTAACTGAAAAAGAAGTTGAAAAATATCTAAAAAGAATCAAGGAGCTATAAACATGAACATCGGACAAAGAATTAAACAATTTCGTTTAAATCAAGGCATGACACAAGAGCAGTTCGGCGAACTGTTTGGAATGTCAAAAGCTGTAGTGAACAATTGGGAACATATGAGAAACTACCCAAATAAAACTAATTTAAAAAAGATTGCTGATTATATGGGAACAACACCTGATGACCTTGTTACCAACACATTTGATTGCGAGGTTTGGATAAATTTTGGTGAAGGACAAATTCCGAAACTTTTAGGAGCCTTTAGATGCAGACCTCAAGCGGAATTGTTTATCGAGTTTTTAAAAAAAGACAATTATCACAAGCATGTCAAAGATTTTGAAATAAAGGAGATTTAACATGGACTTATTTATTATCTGCTTTAGCTTAGCAGCACTGCTATATGTGCTAACATTGCCGTTTGTCGGTAAGAGAGCGAGAAAGAAAGAAGAAACATCAATGCAACCGACTTTCGTATTCGAGAGCTGGGAAGTTAAAGCTAAGCATTATGACGACGTTATTAAAGCATTGGATGCGATGAAAGGATGATGATTAAATGGCAAAAAGTAAAACAAAAATTTATTTTTGGCTGCGTCTTGATAATAATTTTTTTAAAAATCTAGCGATTAAGCAACTTAGACGTATGAGCGGCGGTGATACTTATGTGCTTATTTACCAAAAAATGATGTTACAATCGCTGGAAAATCAAGGTTTCATCTATTTTGAAGGTGTACTCGATAGTTTAGCGGAAGAAATAGCTATGGCTTTGGACGAAAATGTCGAAGATGTTCAAGTAACAATCGCATATTTTCAAAGTAAAGGATTGTTACAAATCGGAGAAGAAAACGAAATCTTCCTTGAACAAGTTCCGATGCTGCTGGATCAAGAAACGAATTGGAACAGATATAAACGCCAGCAAAACAAAAAGTTGGAAAAATTCCAACCACTTTCCAACCACCTTCCAACAGATATAGATATAGAGATAGATATAAAGAATAGTAATAGTAAGAATAAGAATCAGAATAAGAATGCTGCTGCTGATTTTTCTGAAATTTATTCTTACTATCAACAAGAAATTGGTATTCTATCACCTAATCAAGTGGAACAACTAGCCGACTATCTCAAACTAGATAGCTTTGAACCAGAGTTATTAAAGCGTGCCATTGATAAAGCTTCTAACAATGCTAAGCGTTCTTTTGGCTATGTAAATTCTATTCTAAGAAATTGGAAACAAAACGGCATTACAACGCTGACACAAGCTGATGAAGAAGATAAGAAATTCCAAGAATCAAAACATCTTCCTCAAGTGGACGAAGATCTACACAGCGTAGTTGATCCAGCCTTTGGATTTTAGAGGTAATATATGGAATTAATGTCTATTGAATACATGATAGCAAATAAAATTTTGCTAGATACTGGAGATGTCTGTACGATTCACAACAAGCCATATTATAGACGTATGACACGAGATGGCGAATACAATAGCATTGCTATGTGTCTTGATTGTCAAAAAGACGAATTAGAACGATTGAAACAGTCTAGCGCTGAACAGCAGACGGTTAACGGAATGTTGGCAAAAACATGGAATATGTTTGAGTCCGTGAGCATCATTCCAGATGATTTAAAAAATGCGACAATGAAAAATTTTGAAGAGCATAACTTTGAAGACCAAAAAGCGCATGCATTTGCTCAAAGAGCGGTGCGATATTACGGTAAAGATGGAGGAGGCAATACTTTTTTACAAGGTCGTCCAGGCGTTGGAAAGAGTCATCTGTCAATAGCGATTGCTAAACAGCTAAATGAAACGTTTAAAATTTACAACGAACCAAAAAGCGTTATCTTTATGCCAGTCGCAAGGCTTATCCAACGCGTCCAAGCTAGTTTTAATGGTGGCGGACGATTTACAGAAGAATTCGCTACAAAACTGTTAACAAGCTGTGATTATCTTATTTTAGATGATTTAGGCAAAGAAACATGTACAGGTAATTATATTAAACCAGTCAACGAATGGACGTACAGATTCTTGTTTAATATTTTAGACAGCCGTACAAAAACAATTATTAATACAAATTTCTCACGAGCTGAACTTTTAAAAATCTATGACAACGCGTTCGTTGACCGCTTAACAAAAGGTATGCGAGGAGACCAAGACCGCATTTTTAAATTTTCGGAAGGAGCTGAAAGCAAACGATGAATGAATTAGAAATCAATATTTTGAATTACATTAAGAATCACGGCAGTTTTGAGCAACCAGTCCCGCTAAAATTGCTGAAAGCTGAATTTGACATCAGCGAGCGAGGCGTTAAAGAAGCTGTAGAGCGCTTGAGATGCGAATTCAAACAACCAATTATCGCAAGTCGTAGAATGAGGCGAGGTGGCTATTATTTACCAAAGAATGACATGGAACGCAACGCAGGTCTAATGCCGTATAAAGAACAGATTTTAACTTCGCAGAAAACAGTGACAGCTATTACATCGGTTGATCTTTCGGAATACTGGAAAGGCTGGCAAGTATGAACGAACTACTTATCAAACAATTCGAGCAGAATTATTACAACTACTCAAAAGAAATTAGAAACATGCTTTTAAAGCTAGATACAGAGTCTCTGATAGCGAAGTTGGCAAGAGACAGCAAAATGTATCAACTCAAAAAAATAGTTTATTAGAGAGGAAAATATGGACGTACAGAGCTTATTGAATAGAATTAGTTTTCTCGAAGACGAAGTGCATCGCTGCTACGCAGAGATTGAAGAGAAAGAAGTCAAAATTGAAGCATACGAGGACGCGCTGAATGAATTTGAAAGCTGTTTGAAGAAATTAAAGGTGCAAGCATGATTGAGATTAGATTGGACAATGAACTTGTCGGCTACTATGGCGAATTAAGAGAAGCATTACTGCAAACAATCGACATTTTAACGGTTGATGAAACGGCAACACTAGCCAAAATTTACAAAAAATATAGAAATTGGTCAGATGAAGACCTTATCGAAGAAATTCAAGATTTAACAGACAAGCGTTTGACGATTGTCCTTAACTTTCCACTCGATTATCGAGTAGATGTTAAACAGCACATTTTAGATTGAGGTTTACATGATTGTTTTGGAAGAAGATTATGAGCAAGCTTACTACAGCAGGACGAGCGACTATCTCAATCTTGCGACTGAATATGGCGAGATTATCAATCAATATCAAGACAAGATTGCGGCTCTACAGCAAGAAAACAAACGTTTAAAACGTGAAATCTGGAATTTGAAGAAAACGAAAGGAAAACGAAAATAATGGCAAATCAAGTATCTACTTACACACATAAACAATTTTTTAACGCACCGAATGTTCAAAAAACCTTCGATGATGTCTGGAAAGGTGCAGGAGCACAGTTCGCAACTAGTGTGCTGTCAGTTATTCAAGGAAATAACAGTTTAAAGCGAGCTACAAACGAATCCATTTTAGCAGCAGCAATGAAAGCAGCAGTATTGAATTTGCCAATTGAGCCAAGTTTGGGAAGCGCCTATATCGTTCCATACAAAGGTCAAGCACAGTTTCAGCTTGGATACAAAGGTTTAATCGAATTGGCTCAACGTAGTGGACAATACAAGAGTATCAATGCAGGTGTAGTATACAAAGCGCAATTCAAGTCATATGACCCATTGTTTGAAACATTAGAAGTTGATTTCAGTCAACCGCAAGATGAAGTTGTAGGATATTTTGCATGCTTTGAGTTGCTAAATGGTTTTAGAAAGATGACTTATTGGACTAAAACAGAAGCTTATAATCATGGTAAACGATTTTCAAAAAGCTTCAACAATGGACCTTGGCAAACAGATTTTGATGCAATGGCTAAAAAAACATTGTTGAAAAACATCATCAGTACTTACGGTCCAAAATCAGTTGAAATGCGAAAAGCAATTTCAGATGATAACGAAACCGAAGACGAGAAAGCAGCACCAATTGACGTAACACCGCAGGAAGAAAGCTTGTCGGATTTGATTGGTGAAACGCCGCAAGAAGAATTGCCAGCTACTAACCCAGAAACTGGCGAAATTCAAGAGGAGCAAACAGCGTTGTTCAACCAGCTCGGAGATTTGACAGATGACTAAAGATTTACTTGGCAAAGATTATTACAGTCTTGACTCAGCAAAAGCTTATTGGTCTGTCTCACAAGTTAAACGATTTAAGGAATGCGAAGCTAGAGCACTAGCAGAGCTTAATGACGACTGGAAAGATAATCGAGATAAGACAGCTTTACTAGTAGGAAATTACGTTCACAGCGCATTTGAAAGCAAAGAAGCTCACGAAGCATTTATCGATGAAAACAAAGAATCAATCTTTAAAAAGAATGGTAGCTTATATGCACCATTCGAAACAGCAGAGAATATGATTAGTGCACTTGCAACAGATAAAAACTTCGTGGCGCTTTATCAAGGCGAGAAAGAAGCTGCAGTAACTGGAGAAATCGCAGGCGTTGAGTTTAAAGGCAAGATTGACTGCTTGAATGTTGAACACGGCTACTTTGTCGACATTAAAACCACAAAAGGCCCAATCGATGATAAGGTCTGGGTCAAAGACAAAGATGGCAATAATTATAAGGTTCGTTGGTTTGAGGCGTATGGCTATATTTTGCAAATGGCGGTCTACAAGACAATGCTTGAAGCGAAGTACGGCAAGCCGTTTGAACCAATCATATACGCAGTTACGAAAGAAAGTCCAAGTGACACACGAGCTATTCGAATTCAAAATATTGACGCTATTCAAGATGAATTGAACGAGCTAGCTAAGATTATTAAGCGCTTGGACGATGTTAAGCACGGCAGAGCGCAAGCAAAGCCGTGCGGGCATTGTGAATATTGCAGAGAGAAGAGACTCACAAAACGAGTTGAGGTTTATTGACATGAATAGACTTAAAGAATTACGTAAGAAAAGAGGCTTGTCTCAACAAGCCTTGGCAAATGAATTGGGTGTTCATTATAGAACATTACAAAATTGGGAAAACGGAGAAAGCAATATAAAACCCGAAAAAGCCCAACAGTTAGCAGATTTTCTGGGTGTAAATACAGCTTATTTGTTAGGATATTCAGACTTCCCAGCTAGAATCCTTAGAGAGATTCTTTTTCATGAAATTAAAGCAGAAAAAGAATACAAAGTTATTCGCATCGGCAATGAAAATTTCATTTCTGAAAATAGAGTTTTAAACATAATTGATAAATACGTGTCATGAACTACAGGAAAGCAGGAAATAAATGAACAACGTAAATTTAATTGGTCGCTTGACGAAAGCGCCAGAACTCAAACAAACAGCGAGCAACACAAGCGTATTAACAGGAACGCTTGCAGTAAATCGCACGTTTAAGAATCAAAACGGCGAACGTGAAGCAGATTTTATCAACATTGTGGCTTGGCGACAAACTGCAGATATTATTGCACAGTATTGCGGCAAAGGTTCGCAAATAGGTGTTACTGGCCGTATTCAGACACGTAACTATGAAAATCAGCAAGGACAGCGTGTGTATGTAACGGAAGTAGTAGCTGAACATGTCGATTTGTTAGATAGCAAGAATGACAACCAGCAAGGACAGTCGAACGGTTACAATCAACAACCACAACAAAACGGCTATATGCAGCAGGGAAATTCATTTGGTAATTCAAATCCAATGGACATTGATGACTCAGATTTGCCTTTCTAGAAAGTGTGATTGAATGTTTCTAATACCATTTGAACCCAAACCACAATCAAGGCCACGCGCCACAATCAGAGGACGACATGCGGCAGTGTATGAAGACCCAAAAATGATGAAGTGGCGAAAGCAAGTCACAGATTACATTAAAGAAAATTACGACGGAAGCTATTTTGATGGTGCTATTAGTGTAGAAGTAACATTTTACATGAAAGCACCTCAGAACGTGTCTAAGAAGCCGTCAGAGCGTGCGAAAGATAAAGCTAAACAATTATATTCAAAATACATTTCACGGCTATTGTGGCATATTAAGAAGCCTGATTTGGATAACCTAATCAAATCATTGTTTGACAGCATTTCAAAATCTGAAATCGTTTGGTCTGATGACAACATCGTGTGTGACTTAAGAGCCAGAAAGCTGTATAGTCCAAACCCACGAATTGAGATTGAAATTGAGGAAATCGAATGAGCAAAGCAGCTAATAAGCAAGCATCAAAACATTGTGTAATTTGGTACGAACATCACGAGGAAACGCCGTTGGACGTGCTAGAGGGTTTTGCTAATTGGACGAAAGTTAAACATCTGAAGAGTTACATCACGATCGCTGATATGCTGCATGTGACAAGAAATGAAGCGAAGAGATTGCTGGATTTAGCCTCACTGCCTGACGATGTGACTGTTGAAAGAATGAAGGAGTTGATGAATCATGGCAATTGAGCTTTGGAAGCCAGTCAAAGGTTTTGAGGGGTTTTATGAAGTTTCAAGTGAGGGACGTGTAAGAAGCGTTGACCGCATAGACGCTCGTGGGCAACACCGAAAAAGTAAAATTATGAGCGTGAAAAAAATACAAAACACTAAGAAAGTTACATTTTTCCGAGACGGGAAAAGCAAGACCTTTACACTCAAAAAACTTGTGGCAGGTGCGTTTTTAGAAGCGCCAAAAGCTAACGAGAAGCTAGTATATGTTGATGGCAATCCAGATAACATTTGTGCTGAAAACCTAAAATGGCAAAAGAAAGCACAAAAGAAAACGCAACATCTATCGTTTTGAAGATAATAAGACGGGCGAAGTCTTCGAGGGTTCAATTAGTGAATGCTGCGATGCATGGGGTTTGACCAAATCAGCTTTGCTTAATCGTACAAGCAGGGGGAGCGTAACGAAAACGTTAATCGGTGCGAAAGGCTTACGTACTTTCACAAACACTGAAACAGGTGATGAATTTTACGGAACGAAACAGCAAGCACTGGCCTATTTTCATATCAGTTGGTCAACACTATATGATCGCATCGATTCTGGGCTAATCACAATGTTCCCAGAGGACGAGGTTACAGACGACAGTGAAGATAAAATTTCAGATCCAAAAACGAAGCGATTGTTAACTAAATATTATATTATGAAAATTAATGAATTAGAGCACTTAGGAGAAGATTAATATGACAAATAATTTTAAAGAAGCAGATGAAACATTTCAAGAATTGATGAGAGCGGTAAACAACAGACTTATTGGATTAGATGGAGTAGCTATTTCAGATAACAATACAGAAAAATGTAAAGATAACAAAGACTTAAGCTGGTATAAAAACGATAATATAATCAGCCCTAATCACTATGTCAGTGATAATGGAATCGAGGTATTTGACGTTCAAGAGGCTTTTATTCACGAATTGAAAGGTATGCCTGCAAGCTATTGGTGCAATGTTGTTAAATATATCTTACGTTTTCAAAGGAAGAACGGTGTGGAAGATTTGAAGAAAGCAAAATATTACTTGGAAAAATTAATTGAAGAGGAGTCTGACAATGAATAAACAAGAATTTCAACAAACGATAAAAAATATGAAACCTCCAAAATTCTTTACTGCTATAACTCTTAATGAAGCCTATGAAGCTGGATTTGAAGAAGCAAAAGGCAACGCTCTATATAATTCTTGTTTCCTTAATGAACCAGAGAAACCTGTAGTTCCCCAATATATTGCTGACTGGTTAGAGGTTTGTAAAGAAAATCTTGGGTTTGGCTTATCAACTGCTATGAGTCATTCTACTTCAGCAATGAAGAAACAGCCTAATTGGGTAAAGGGCTGGTTTAACTTAAAAGATAATCAAGAAACATTTGCTAAAGCATGGATGTATGGCTATGAAGTTGATAAAGAGAAGTTGTACACGGTTGAGATACCTAATCCGATTAGTGATGGATATACTAAAGTTTATCTTGGTAGAAATGAAGACAATAAAGTAGGATTATGTATTTTGGGTTATTACTCAGCAACTGAATTCGCTGACAATTGGAAACAATTAGATAGTGCCAAATTAACCGAGTCAGAAATCAAGAAAGATTTTGAATGGGCGTTTAGATGGGCGAAAGAGGTGGAAGAATGAACGTAAGAGAAGTATTTTGTATTGACTGTTATGAGTGGAAAAAACGAGAAGATTTAGTTGAAGCGCAGTATTCTGAAGGAGAATTATATTGTGACGAGTGCGGGGCTGTTTTAATTCGTACGGATGATTACAATCCAGGAATCGAAGAGGTGGAAGAAATGAAAAACTATACAGTAGTCGGTTTTGATGAGGACGGACCTATATTTTGGTTCACTGTCATGGCGAGTAACTTCAAAGAAGCGCTGAGGGAGATAGAAAAAGATTATTATATGACTGATATGACTTTTTACAAGTTGGAAATTACGGAGGTAGAGAATGATTAAAAAATATATTAAAACAACACCTGTTGAAGCAATTCAAGTAACACCATACAATTATGTTAATATTGTAGAATTTGCCAATAATCAAGATATTAAGTTTTGTTCAATAGGTATTCTTCATAAGATTGAAACTCTTGAAGGTTATATGGTATTTAAGGATTTTGATTATCTCATTAAGAATCCCACTGGTGAATGTTATGTGTGTGATAAAGATATTTTTGAGAAAACTTACAAAGAGGTGAAAGAATGAGACTACCAAAATTTAGAGTTTGGACAGAAGAAGGCGAAGCGATGTATTACGATGTTTATCCTTTCAAAGACGATACTTTATTGTTGAGTTATGACGAAATTGCTTTTGATGAAGTGCCAGTAAGCGATTTTATCCTTATGCAATCAACAGGACTTAAAGATAAGAATGGCAAGGAAATCTTCGAAGGGGATATTATTAAGTTCTCAATTGACAATGGCTTTTGTTATGGCGTTGATGAAATCGGAAGTGTTAGTTATCGGCTTGGTGCTTTCCACGTTGATGTCTTTCCGCTAATCGATTTGATTGGGGATGGCGAAGTTGAGGTGATTGGAAATGTTTATGAAACCCAAGGTTTACAAGATTTATTAAAAGACTAAGTATGAGCGAGGAGGAATGAAATGAATAAATTAGAAACTATATTAGTAGGAGGAAAATAAAATGTCTTTTATGGAAGTTCATCCAGAATGGTATGGAACCTACAGTGATTACCATCCGGAAATTACAAGATACAAAACTAATCAAGAACTTGAAGAAGAGGTTGAACAACTAAAAGCAAAAGTAGACAAATTGGAGAAATGCATCCAAGATCTAAAACATATTGTGGCTAGTTGGTAATTTAACATGGAAACTAACAACGGTACTTCGGACGTTCGACTCGTTCGGTTGGTATAACCCGAAAAATAAAAAAGATAGAGGTGAAAACACACTCTCTTCTTACACAACACAAAAATTAGTACGAGTTAGTTAGGTTTATCGGGTTACTTGCTGGCAAAACATAGCGAAATTTAAAAATAGAAAAGAGGTACTTAATACTATTTTCTTTTAAAGTGTGGTACGGTTATCGCTAGCTGTTACAACACAAAAAAGTCCTGCTTGCGCAAGACTTCATCGATATTAAACAGTTACCTATATTATAGCATATCGAAGGAGAAAAGACGTGAGCAGGATTAAAACTAAAGCAGAATATTTGTTGGAAGAACTTAGACTGATTCCTAAAATGATTAAGCAATTGAAATTAGATATCGAGAATACTAGAAGCTCATTGATCACGTCTCCGCAATGGTCAAACATGAAAGTGAGTGGAGGTGTTAGACGTACACAGACAGACAAGAACGTCTCGATTATTGACGCATCAGATTATGGGCTAGCAGAGATTGCCCGCTTGACAAAACGACGTGAGGAAATCATCGGCGTTATCATGCAAATACCGGATAGTGCTCAACGCTATGTCCTGTTGACTACTTATCTAAACTGTCAAACGTTCGACGAAGCTATTGATAAGCTGGAATTAAATAGGAACAAATATTACACTATCAAAGCAAGAGCTGTAAAAAGTATGAACATTATACTAAATCAATACGAAATCGTACGGGAATAGTACAAAGTAATACTCACAAATACAGCGAGAGGGTGTATTATAGTAGTATGAAATAATGACGAGGGGAGCTAAAAGGTAGCTCCTTTTGTTATGCAAAAAGGAAAAAGGAATATGAAACCACAAAAGCTTACTGTCGTTGGTGGAAAGCGAAAGCAAGTAGACTTTGATAGTCGAAGCGAAGAGTACAAGAACTATAATAAGACAAGATGGAACTATGATAAGAAGCTGACAAGATTCTATAATGGTTATGCTTGGAGAAGTACAAGTAAGTTAGTATTGCTTCGTGATGATTATGTCTGTCAAATGTGCGGAGGAGAAGCGACGATGGTCGACCACATAATTCCAATTAAAAAAGATTGGAATCGAAGATTGGATCTTGACAATCTTCAAGCGAGTTGTAAAGCATGCAACGATGCTAAAGCTAATCGTGAGAATTATGGCAAAAAATAGCATATAAAAGGCGAATTATCCAACCTATAACGGGTGTTAGGGGATATAATTGTTCGGAAATACCCCTTGTTTTTTTAACGGGGCTATGTATTGTTCGGATATAACAACGCCGCCCTCTTCCGTGCACAATTTTCCCTTTTTGAATTTTTGAAAGCTAAAAATTTTAATGTAAAGGAGGTGTAAAGCTTGGGACGAAAGCTAAAGGTAGTTGAGAATAATAAAAAACATTTGACTAAAGCTGAAAAAGCTGTACGTGTTGAAATCCAAAAATCGGCTGGCGACGGTCTAGCTGAATTACGGCTTACACCGCCTGCACATTTAGGAAAGATTGCTAAGAAAGAATACAAGCGAGTAGTTAGTGAATTGCAAAGTTTGCCCATCCGTGATTTGGACAGAGCAATTTTAGAAAACTACTGCACTTGGTATGGCATTTACATTGAAGCTAGCGAAAAGGTTAGTGAAATTGGTGTTTCAGTGTACGACGATAACAAAGGCATGTGGATTCAAAATCCGCTGGTTGTTACGCTTGAAAAAGCAACTAACAACATCAAATCATGCGCAGCTCAACTAGGTTTAACGGTTGATAGTCGCATGAAAATGTACATGCCGAAGGCAGAAGAAAAGAAAGACACAATGTTTGATAAATTTGGAGGATAATATGGATTTTCTTATACTTACCAATATAATTACTGAAGACTATATAAAACAGACTGAAAGAACGGAAAGGATAATTATTCCAAAATCTAGAATTGTTGAAGTGTCAGAACGCACGGATTATTATGAGTCTGATAGTTGTTGGGAAAGTCAAGTTGTTGTTTTATACAATACAGGTCATCAAGAATACTTGGTAACAGAAACACTCGATGAAATATATGACATGTTGAAATAACTTTTGAGTAGATGAGGATGAAAGGAGGTAATCAAAATAGCTTACGATTATTCGGAAATTAATGAGCAGTACAAAGATACTGCTTTTTATTATGCGCTTGATGTGGTCGACGGCAATATCAAAGCTTGTCAGAAAGTTATCAAAGCTTGCCAAAGACATTTGGATGATTTGAAAAATATTAGTAATTCTGATTTTGAATTTGATTATTTCCCAGAGAAAGCCCAAAACACTATCGACTTTCTAGAAATCTTGCCAGATGTTAAAACAGGCAAAACTTATCCGCTTGCAAGGTTTCAAAAATTCATCATCTCCAGCTTGTATGGTTGGCGGAAGAAGAAAGACCACTCTGTCAGACGCTTTCGCAAAGCTATGGTTTCGGTTGCTCGTAAGAATGGGAAAACCATTTTAATCGCTGGTATTTTGCTATATGAGTTTTTATTTGGCAAGAACCCTGCATTAAGTCGTCAGTTGTTCTGTACGGCTAACGACCGCACGCAGGCAAGAATTGCTTGGACAATGGCTAAGAAGCAGTTAGAAGCGCTTAGAGCTAAGGATAAAAACATCTTCAAAGCGACTAAGATTGTTCGAGACGAGTTGACAAATAAGCGAGATGAATCATATATTCGAGCATTAAGTCGAGACACTGGTGCTGTCGATGGTTTTGAACCATATGTTGGCGTACTGGATGAATACGCAGCAAGTAAAACAAATGAAATGATTGAACTTTTGGAATCTGGTCAAGGTCAGCTTGATAATCCATTGATTTTAATTATTTCGACAGCTGGTCTAGATTTGAATGTGCCAATGTACACAATTGAATATAAGTACGCTGCTAAGATTTTAGATAAAAAGACGATTGACGATTCGTATTTTGCGTTCATTTCCGAACAAGATGACGAGAAAGAAATTGCTGACGAAAGCAATTGGATTAAGTCAAATCCTATTTTGGAAGTGCCAGCGTTGTATGAAAAAATCATGGATTATTTGCGAAAAAGGCGTAAAACTTCGCTTGAAACGGGTGAAATTAACAAAGTTTTGGTTAAAAATTTCAACATGTGGCGTCAATCTAGCGAAGCCTCTTACATGGATAAACAAACGTGGGAAGATGCACTTATTGATAAGCCAGATACGACTGGCAGACGCGTCTGGATAGGCGTAGACGTTGGACATTCAAGCGACTTGTTTTCAATCAGCACAATGGCAATGATGGACGATTATTGGTACGCTGACAGCTTCTCGTTTATTGCTACTAAGTACGGTCTAATAGCGAAAGAAAAACGAGACGGCGTTTCTTATACGAACTTAGAGCGCATAGGTGAATGTGAAATCACCACGCTCGAGTCTGGTGTTATTGATAATGAACGAGTCATGGAAAAGCTCGAAGAAATGGTCATTGAAAATGATTGGGAAGTGCAAGGAATTTATTTCGACCCTTATCAATATGGAGCTTTGCTGACCATGATTGAGAAACGGCATCCAGAATGGACACAAGTCCAAATTCCACAAACAACGATGGTCTTGAATATGCCGACGAAGCAGTTTAGAGATGATGTCAAAACTGGGAAAATAAAACATTCGGGAAATAGGTTACTTACAATGGCTGTTAATAATGCTTATACACGAGTTGATAACAACGGTATGCGTATTGATAAGAATAAAAACAGCAATAAAATTGACCCGCTCGATGCACTTTTAGATGCATACGCAGCTTGCTACCTTGAATCATTCGACGGTGCTGGCTATTGGACTGATGAGAAAATCTTTGAAAGTGGAGGTCTGTTTTGAAATTTTTTAAAAATAACATTCATACATTACTACTACTAACGGGCTTTGGCTTGATTGATTATTCATTTTTTAGATTGAATTTTACAGCTGGCTTTATGTGCTTAGGTTTGATGTGTACATTTTTAGGTTTATACATTGATAAAACCATGCGCTAGAAAGGAGGTGAGAAAATGAGCTTTTTTCAGTCGTTAGGAGATTCAAAGCTTTCCTATGACGATTACGTTTCCTCGGTATTGTCTGGTAATGATAGCGCAAAGTATGTTGGTATTTCAGCTCTTAGAAACAGCGATGTGCTGACAGCAACTTCGATTATTGCTGGCGATATTGCTAGATTTCCGTTGATTAAGAAAAATGTTAACGGTGACATCATTCAAGACGAAGACATCAATTATTTGTTAAATGTGAAATCGACTGGCAATGCTTCGGCGCGGACGTGGAAGTTTGCAATGGCAGTCAATACGATTTTAACAGGTAACTCCTATAGTCGTATTTTGAGAGACCCACGAAATGGCAAGGCGTTGCAATTTCAGTTTTATAAACCATCTGAAACTCGTGTGGAAGAATTAGATAGTCATGAACTTATCTATACTTTCATCGATAGCTTGACGGGCAAAGAGGTCACTTGTGGAGCTGATGACGTCATTCATTGGAAATTCTTTAGCCATGACACAATTTTAGGGCGTTCTCCGTTGCTGTCTTTAGGTGATGAAATTAGTTTGCAAAACAGCGGGACAAGTACGCTTTTAAAATTCTTTAAAGACGGTTTTTCAAGCGGCATTTTAAAATTGGAAGGCGCTATGATAAGCGGCGAAGCTCGCAAGAAGGCTCGCGAAGAATTCGAGAAAATGCGAGAGGGCGCAAAGGGTGGTAGTCCACTAGTATTTGATAATACAATGTCCTACGAGCCACTCGAAATTGACACTAATGTCTTGCAGTTGATTACAAGTAACAATTTTTCAACAGCTCAAATAGCTAAAGCTTTGCGAATACCTAGCTATAAATTAGGTGTAAATAGCCCTAATCAGTCCGTAGCGCAGCTTACTGAAGACTATGTTACAAATGACTTACCGTTCTATTTTGACGCGATAACGAGCGAATTAGGGCTTAAAATTTTTAGTCCAAAAGATAGGCGGGAATGCCGACTTGAATTTGATACACGTAGCGTTACAGGTCGAAATGTTGATGAGATTGTTAAACTTGTCAATAATACGCTATTGACACCAAATCAAGGACTTATCGAGCTTGGCAAACAGCCGTCTGATAATCCAGACATGGATAGATATCAAACAAGCCTTAATTACGTGTTCTTGGACAAGAAAGAAGAATATCAATCATTGAAAGGAGGTGAGGAGAATGCCGAAACGAATTCAGATGAGGGGTCCGCTAATTCCGAATAATAGTCAAGAAGCTTATGATTATTTTGGAATGGAAGCAACAAGTGCTAAATCAATCGCTGAAGCACTTCCAGAAGACGGTTCAGATGTTGTAATTGAAGTCAATTCAAACGGTGGTTTGGTGACAGTAGGCAGCGACATCTATACAGCGCTGAAAAATTATTCTGGGCACGTTACAGTTGAAGTAACAGGAATGGCAGCAAGCGCTTGTAGCGTGGCAATTATGGGAGCTGACAAGGTTGTCATCAGCCCGACAGCTCAAATCATGATTCACAAAGCATTGTTGAATTTGGTGTCTGGTAACAGCGATGACTTCGAATCAGCCGCTAACGCTTTGAAAGCTAGCGACCGAGGAATTATCAACGCTTATAAAGCTAAAACTGGCTTAAGTGAAGATGAATTGCTTGAGCTCATGAAAAACGAAACGTATATGAGTGCTGATGAAGCTGTTGAGAAAGGTTTCGCTGACGAAGTGATGACATTTGACGAACAGCAGGCAGTTGCAAGCATAGGCAATGGACTGTTACCACAAGCGGTTATTGACGACTATTTTGCAAATCATGGCAACAAGCGAAAACAGGAAATTGAAGCTATGAAACGTGAAATCGAAAAAGAAGAAATTTTACAAGGACTTTAAAGTCCTTTTTATTTTGCACAAAAAAGGAGAAAAAACTATATGTTTGATGAAAAAATCAAAGAATTAAAAGCATCTATCAACTCGCTTTCAGCTACTATCACTGATAAAACAGCGCAGGTTAAAAACGCTCTTGAAGCTGATGACCTTGAAAAAGCTCGTACAATCAAAAACGAAATTGACACAGCTAAAGAAGAATTAAAAACAGCTAAAGCCGACCTTGAATTATTCGAAGCTACTAAAGTTTCTGGTGGTGCTGAAAACAAAACAGGTCGTGAAATTGAAACAGATGACATGACTTATCGTGATAAAGTTAACGCATTCTTGCATTCAAAAGGTACTGTTGTTAACGAAGGGCTTCGTTTTGACGGCAAAGATGAAGTGCTTATCGCAATGAACGAAATTACACCAACAACTGACGGTGTTAAGAAAACAGACACTACTAAAGTTACTAGCGAAGAACTTGTAACAACTCCAATCCGTGAAATCAAGACGACTGTTGACTTGAAACCATTCACAACAATTTATCCAGCTAAAAAAGCTTCTGGTAAATATCCAATTTTGAAAAAAGCGACATCAAAAATGGTTAGCGTTGCTGAATTGGAGAAAAACCCAGCTCTTGCTAAACCAGAATTTGAACAAGTAGATTGGACTGTTGAAACTTATCGTGGAGCTATTCCAGTTTCACAAGAATCTGTTGACGATGCAGATGTTGATTTGATTAGCATTGTTGCTGAAACAGTCGGTCAAATTAAAGTCAACACAACTAATGCAGCTATTGCTGACGTACTTAAATCATTTACAGCTAAAACAGTAGCAAACGTTGATGACATTAAGAAAATTCTTAATGTCGACCTTGACCCTGCTTATGACGTGGCATTCGTGGTTTCACAAAGCTTCTACCAAATTCTTGACACCCTTAAAGACAAAAACGGTCGCTACCTACTTCAAGATTCAATCACTGCAGTAACTGGCAAAGTCTTGCTTGGCAAACCAGTATTCGTTCTCTCTGATGAAATTCTTGGTGCATCTGGAGAAGCTAAAGCGTTTGTTGGTGATTTCAAACGTGGTGTCTTGTTCGCAGACCGTAAAGACCTTGGGCTTCGTTGGGCAGATAACGAAATTTACGGTCAATACTTGCAAGCTATTCTTCGCTTTGGTGTTAAGAAAGTTGATGCGAAAGCTGGCTACTTCGTAACGTTTACACCCAGCGAAGCCTGATTCGGAAAACGTAAGCGTTCCGACTGAGGCGAACACAGTAACAGAGATTAAAGCTTACTTAGATAGTAAAGGCATTAGCTATACAAGTAGTATGACTAAAGCTGAATTATTGAACTTAGTAAATTCTTAAGGAGGTAGCTGAATGGCAGTCTCACAAGAACTACTGGAAGCAGTTAAGCTCTATTGCAAGATCGACTTTGACTTTGAAGATAGCATTTTGGAAGAAATGATTGAAGCTGCGCAAGAACAGATTTGCTTTGCGATTGAAGCTGGTTCAACACCAGAAGATTTTGCGGGCTACAAAAAATTCAATCTTGCTGTTAAGAAACAAGTCAAAGAAGATTATGAGCATAGAGGCGTAACTGCCGATAGCGACAGTTACCCACTGGCGAATGGTGTGATAAACATCATTCATCAGTTGCGTTTGAGAGGTGATGATAATGCTGACACGTAAGATGAATGTGCGTATCACTATTTTTAAAAGAGAAGGTGGGCAAAACGAAGATGGCGAAGTTTTAGACAATGTCAGAACAGACATCATGAGCTGTTGGGCTGAAGTGTCTAAGACGACTGTTAAAGATTTTCGTGAGAATACGACAGGCAAACAAGCTGATAATGCAACGTTGACTAAAACGAGCGACACGAAAGTTTTTTTAATTCGCTATATGCCTAAACCACCTTTCGATAATTCAATGTTTGTTGATTTTAACGGGCTTGAATATAAGATTGAAAAAATGGAAGTTGATTACGCTAACAAGGAAATGATTATGATAAGCGGGGTGCGTGTCGAATGACATCTGGACTCGATGAAATTTTATCTAATCTTACGAAATTGCAAGTTAAAGCACCTAAAACAGCAAGAGAAGCGGTAACTGAAGTTGCTGAAGAATTTGAAAAACAATTGAAAGCAAACACACCTAGAGAAAGCAGATCTATCGAACATTTACAAGAGGACACAGCGATTAGTGGCTTTAAAGGCGCTAGCGAAGGAATTGTCTCGAAAGAAATCGGTTATGGTAATGCAACTGGGTGGCGTGCGAAGTACCCAGATTCTGGGACGATTTACCAACGAGGACAAGAGTTTGAAGAAAAAACAATCAATCAAATGACGCCCGTTGCTAAGGAAATTTTTGCAGAAAAAGTTAAGGAGGGCTTAGATTTATGATTGCCGAAACGACAGCTTACAAGCTATTAAGTAACGATGTTCAATTGAATGAGCTGTTTGACAGCTATCGTGGAGGGAAGTTTGGGGGCGGTTTTAAACAAGGAATTTTCACTTATGACATTCCAGAGAAACCCACCAACATGAAGAAAAAAGAACTAGCTCCATTTCTGCGAATTAACACGATTTACGATGCGCCAAATGCATATGCTGACGATGGCTATATTGGCACGGAACAGCGTATTGTCATCAATTTTTGGTGTCAGACGGCTGCTCAATCGGAAGTGATTGTAAAACGCATCGATGCCATTCTAACCGAAGCAGGTTTTGAATGGTACACAGCTAATGAAACTCCTCGATATAAAGACAACGATATTGACTTACTGATGAACGTAAGAAAATATCGTTTTTTTGATTGGGGCAATTAAAAGAAAGAAGGAATTAATACATGGGTAAAGTAAAATTTGGACTTAGTGGTTGCGAATATGGCATTTTGAACAATGCCGAAAAAGTTACACAAAGCAAACGTCTTCCAGGACTTACAAGCGCAAAACTTGAGCTAACAAACGAACTAAAAACACTTTCAGCTGATGACGGACCATACGTCGTTGTTTCTGGTGGTATTACAGAAGCTAAATTAACAATTGAAACATATGACTTGACATCCGACGCACGCAAAGACTTCTTTGGTATTACTGTCGAAAATGGTATTGAAAAATACACTAAAGACCTTACACCAAACGACATTGCAATTTTGTTCCGCACTAAAATGGACGATGGTAAATATGTATGGGTTGGCCTTTTGAAAGGTAAATTCAATTTGCCTGGTTTTGAAGCGTCTACTATTGATGGTGCACCAGACCCTAAAGCCGACTCAATTGAAGGCAGCTTCGTGGCGCGTGGCGGCGAAGAAGGTACAGTTCTCTTGATTGGTCGTGAAGATACAGAAGGCTTTGACCTAGCAGCATTCAAAAAAATGGTATTCCCAGCTGTGGAATAATTAACTGGCCGCAAAATGTGGCCTTTTATTTTTATGTGAGGAAAAATTATGTACGAAATTAAATTGAAAAAAGGCGGCGTTATCAAAGAATACGCAAAAGAATACATCAATGTTGAAGATAACCTTTTAGCCATTGACCACAGCGCACGTCAAAACGCTTTTATTTCAAATGATAAAGCTGCTTTTGATTCGAAACAAACACGAAAACTTAACGAAGCGTATTTGCAAATGTTCGTTGATATGTATGGTAAGCAATTTACTGTTGCTGATTTAAAAACTGCAGATGTTGAGACATTGAACGTACTTGACAAGCTTTATGTTGATGCTTTGGGTCGCGGCGAAAACAACGAAGAGGAAGATGCCGAAAAAAAGGAATAACACCAGAGCAAGCCAAGTCTAACTTGTTAAAAATGATTCAATCGCTTTTGAATAGCGGCTACACAATTCTTGATATTAAGAAAATGCAACTATCAGATTTTGAGCTAATGGTGGAAGCGTTAGAACAAGAAACAGTAGCAGAAGAAACTGAGACAACGTTAGATAAAGCTTTTCCTTTCCTATTTGGTTAGAAAGGAGGATAAATGGCAAACATAGGTAAATTGGTAGCCACTGCGACGCTTGACATAGCGCCGTTTCAAACCAACACAAAACAATTGAAAACTTACATGCGTGGCATCGACAGCTCTTTGAAAGCCGTTGAAAAATCTATTAGCGGTCAAGAAAGTAAAATCAAAGGTTTGCGTGCCGTCTATAACGAAACAGGACAAGCTTTAAAAGGCTACCAATCGCTATTAGTACAGCAATCCCAAAAATATAATGCTTTGAAGGCTGAAATAGGTGATTTCTCGACAGCGACAGCAGCTCAAAAGGACGCTCTGATTGGCGCACATACCGCCATGATGGACACTGCATCGAAAGTCAGTGAACTTCAAGGACGTTTGCAAAGTTTGGCTACTGAGATGAACGTCTTTAGTCGAATGGGCTCGGCAATGACCAACTTCGGCAATACCTTGCAATCGGTCGGTGGTAAAATGACTGGCTTAGGGAATACGATGACAGTTGGTGTGACAGCGCCAATTGTGGCAGGAGTTGGAGCCGTCGTTAAATCTGCCATGTCTTGGGAAAGTGCCTTTGCTGGTGTTAAAAAGACCAACGATGAAGTGGTTGATAGTAACGGTAATGTGGTTTACTCTTATGCGGATTTGGAAAGCGGCTTGCGTGGTTTGGCAGCACAACTGCCAGCTAGTCACGAAGAAATTGCAGGAGTTGCTGAAGCGGCAGGGCAGTTAGGTATCAAGTCACAAGACGTTGTTAGTTTCACGAAAACCATGATCGACATGGGCGAGTCAACTAACTTGTCAGCCGAAGATGCAGCGTCAGCAATTGCCAAAATCGCAAATATCACTGGTTTAACATCAGATGAATATCAACGCTTTGGTAGTTCGGTAGTAGCTTTGGGTAACAACTTCGCTACCACTGAGTCAGACATTGTCAGCATGGCTAACCGTTTAGCGGCTTCTGGAACATTGGCAGGTTTGACTAACCAAGAAATTCTAGGCCTTGCAACCGCGATGTCATCCGTAGGTATTGAAGCAGAAGCGGGTAAACTATTCTGCCCGACTACTAAGAAATTAGTAGCTTAAAATTAAGTGAATTCATGGAAAACCTAAGGTATTTATGATATACTTGTAATGTGGCTAGGGTAGCTCCCGAAACGCAAGTACCCGCTTGCTTGCCACTATTTTTATAGGGGGGTTACTGTGGGAGGTAAAATAATATGGGAGTTAGCAAAACTCACGAACAATTCATAAAAGAAGTCAAGAAACTTGTCGGTAATGAATATTCTGTTTTAGGAACTTACAAAAAAGCTCACGATAAAATAGAATTTAAGCATAATAAATGTGGATATGTTTATTATGTCAGAGCAAGCGCCTTTTTGTACGGAACGAGATGCCCAAAATGCGCTAAAAACATTAAAAGGACAACCAAAGATTTTAAAGATAAAATTTATGAATTGGTTGGTGACGAATACACCCTAAAATCTGAATATATTTCTAATCATAAAAAAGTGACATTATTACACAATGTTTGTAACAAAGAATATCAAGTTACACCGGGTCATTTTTTGACAACCGGAAGACGTTGCCCATATTGTCAAGGTGGAATCCGCGTTAAAGGTTATAACTTCAATAAAGAAGTTGCAACTATGACAAACGGTGAATATAGCGTTATTGGAGAATACAAAAACAATAAAACGCATATCGAAATGTTGCATAATATATGTGGTACAAAATGGAAAATCAGACCAGATAATTTTAAATCAGGCAAAAGATGTCCTAATTGCAATCAAAGTCACGGCGAAAAAGAAATTGAACGGATTTTAAAAAGCAATAAAATAAAATATAAAGTGCAATACCGCTTCAATGATTGCAAGAATCAAAAACCTTTACCTTTTGATTTTGCCGTCATAAAAGATGATAAAGTTGTTCAACTTATAGAATATCAAGGCGAACAACATTATAAAGTGGTTGATTATTTTGGCGGAGAGAAAGGCTTTCAAAGGCGAATTAGGAACGACAAAATAAAAAAGAACTATTGCAAAAAGAAAAATATTCCTCTCTTAATAATTGATTATTGCGATAATATACAAGATAAATTAAATACTATGGCAACCATGAGCCAAGCCTAGACGGAAACGCTAGGAAGGTGCAACGACTAGATAAAGTAATCTAAACAAAAAGGTAATCTGATACAGATTGCCTTTTTTTGCATGACGAAATATCCACGAGCGCTTAACCCTTAACAGGTAATGCTGAAGGTGAAGATATAGTCTGAACTTATAAGAAATTATAAGAAGCTAGGATAAAGAGCCTAGCGATAACATAATGGGAACTGCAATGACCCAAACACTATCAGCTATCGAATCTGCAGTAGCTGCGGGCGGGGAAGACCTACAAAAATTTGCTACAGTCGCTGGCGAATCGTCAGAAGAATTCGCTAGCAAATGGAAAAATAAACCAGTCGAAGCTATTCAAGATTTCATTCGAGGTCTTGGGAAACTTGACGAAAAAGGCGAGAGTGCCACTATGGTGTTGGACGACATGGGGCTTTCTGGTGTTCGTCAGTCTAACATGCTTAAATCATTAGCACTAGCAGCCGACACGATGACAGGTGCAGTCGACTTATCGAACAAAGCGTGGAATGAAAACACGGCGTTAACTAATGAAGCAAGCACACGTTATGAAACAACTGAATCAAAACTTAAAATGTTGAAAAATCAGGTGGTCGATATGGCTATCGACTTCGGTGGTCCGTTCGTCGATGCATTAAAAAATGGTCTCGAGGCATCTAAACCACTCATTCAGACGTTGTCTGACATGGCCAAGAAATTCAACGAACTCAGCCCAGCTCAACAGCAACATATCATGAAGTGGCTAGCTATTTCAGCAGCTGCGGGTCCAGCGCTTTCGATTTTAGGAAAACTAACAACTGGTCTCGGCAGCATGTTTAAAGTCTTCGGTTCAGTCAATAGTGGAATCGGAAAACTTGTCGGTAAGCTCGCACCAATGGCTTCTGACTTAACTGGTGTTGAAAGTGCAGCAGTTGGTGCTACAGGTGCCGCATCTAACTTCGGTGGTGCAGTAGGATTGCTATCCAATCCACTGGGACTTGTCGTAGGAGGTGCAGCAGCACTTGCTGGTGGCCTAGTTGTATTAGCTAATGCTAAACAGCACGCTCGCGAGGAAGCTCAAAAATACGGAACAACGCTTTCTGGGGAAACAAAAGGTGCACTTGACCAGTTCGGAACTGCAGTAACGAACACTAAGGTAGCTATGACTAACTTTGAAACCGGCGCAGTGCAGTCTGCTGATAATGTCAAGACGGCAGTGGCAGATATGATGAAACAAATCACGCAAGGTGCAGAAGATTCTAAGGCTCGAATAGACGAGCTTGCTCAAAAATTCGGTTTCACTCCAGAGCAAGTCGCGGCAGCGAAAGCTAAGCAAGACCAAATTGTTTCGAATGCGCAAGCGATGACAGACCAGATTACAGCGATTTACGAGCGTCATAATGGCGATGTCAGCAAGCTAACAACTACTGAAAAGACAATTGTTGAAAACAATATGAAACAGCTCTGCGAAGCTCGTGTGAAAGAGTTGAATCTTGGGAAGTCAAAAGAGAAAGCTGTTCTCAGCACTTTCAATGGCGAAATCGGCAAGATGACGATGGCGCAGCTCAAAGACAGCTCAAAAGCTTTGCAAACAGCAATGAAAGAAGAGCAGAAAGCGTACAAAGACCAACGCAGTGGTTTGAAAGAGTCGCTTGAGCAAGGTATCATCGACCAGCAAGAATATAACACTCGAATGGCTGCGCTCAAAGAACAGCACAAAGCAACGATGTCTGAGTTTGGCCAAGCGCTAGTTAAAATAGCGAAAGAACAAGACGCTCAAAGCGGTCAATTTGGTGTATACGCTGAGAAAATTCGACGTGTTCTAGCAGACTACGATATGAGCTTCGAAGAGCTTTCTCAACACGCACTAGACTCTGCAAACAAAATCGGACAACACACTGGCATGATCGGAACATACACATCTAAAATGTCAGCTGATGCTCGAAATGCAACCGACCAATGGAATGCTTTAACGCTCGACCCGCTAACGGGTGAACTAAAAACAAACGCTGTTCAGGAAGTCACAAAAGCCTTGACTGCCGAAAACGGTTGGAATAATATGGAATTCATTCTCAAGAATGCTAATGTAAATTCCAATGCTCGTGTCGAAGTTGCAGACGCCCTTCAAAAGTTGGGTGAATGGGATAAAACGACGCCTGAACAAAAAGAATTATTGTTCCAAAACGACAAAGGTTTGTTAGCTATTTATCAATCTAAAGACCAGCTTGATATTTGGAACGGTATGCCGACAAACGTCAAAGAGCTTCTTTGTGAAGACAAAAACTTCACGTCAAACGCAGAGAGAGCTAAAGAGATGCTCAACAAATGGAATAGTGCTACGCCAGGCCAGAAAGATTTGATAGCGCATAATAAAACTGCTGGAGACGTCAGCGCAGC